CGAAGAGGTTGTCAGATCCCGACAAACCAGACCATCTCAGCGCCGTATTTTGGAGCAGGCTGTTGCCACCCCTGGCATGCCATACAATAATCCCATCACCACGTTTCAGAAACAAGAACCGTATCCTTCCCCAAAACCACCGCGAATCATTTCCACTTTCTCAAGTGAACCGAAATTGGTAGTTAGTCAGGTGTCCTATGCATTTGAGCCGATCATAAAGGCCATGCCCTGGTACGCATTTGGCAAAACACCACTAGAGATAGCGAATACGGTGGCTCAAATAGGAGCAAGTTCAGAGTACATTGCTGCTGGTGACGCGACACGATTGGATGGACATGTAGGCATAACTGCACGCATGCTAGAGCGCAAATACTTAGCTAAATTTTCACACCCTGATTTCTTGACATTTGTCAACTCCACCATAAAACTTTGCTACGCCCAGAAATCGCGTTCCAAGTTCCAAGTTTTAGTGGAGACGGCCTTATCTAGATTGTCTGGTGACCCATGGACTTCCCAGTTCAATACCTTGTTTACCGCATATACATACTACCTTGCCTACAGAATCACCGGTTTACCGGCTGAAAAGGCTTGGAGGAAGCTGTGCGATTTAGGTTTGTTTGGTGGAGATGATGGTCTAGCCGGAGAATGCCCAGGAAAAGACCTGATCTTAGCTGCGAAATTTTGCGGAGTACCTTACAAGGTTGATATATTTCAGAGACATAGCAGAGGAGTTAATTTCCTAGCTCGTATCTATTCACCCGAAGTTTGGGAAGGCTCGCCCAACAGCATGTGCGATTTTAGACGCCAGATCTCCAAGATCCACACCACCACTCCCTCCAATGCCATGAAAGCACCATTCCACATCCTCGCAATGAAGATGGTAGGATATTTCATGTCTGACAGGAACACCCCCTACATGTCGCAGCTCTGCTACAAAGTCTTTGCATTATCAAAAATTGACCCCAACAACACCTTCGAATTGGAAAACATTTGGTCTAGTGAAGATTGTCAAAACCTACTATCATGGTCGGCTAGACAGTCTTTTGACAACCAGTACCCCAACGAGAATGATGACAATTGGATGGAAGATTATATTGAGAAACAAATTCCTGACTTTAGTGGAGATGTATTTTTAAAACATGTTAAGGAGGCCAGTACTCCAGCCGAACTCCTAAAATTCCCACTGTGCAGTGGTGTCATGCCAAAGACAGAGCCTGGTTTCATAGGGCTCCATGGTGATGACTCAACCCACGACAGTCAGTCTATTACGGACAAGGCGAATGTTCTTTATGAACGCTCAAAAGTGTTAGCTTCGGTCAGATTAGCAGCATTTGAGCAGGCCCAGAAAATTGAACATGCAAAAGCAGAGAGCATAAGACTTGCCCAGAAAGCAGAGAAACGTGGAAGAAACGCCGAGGAGGCCAACACCCGACGCGAAACTCTTCCCCCTGTTCCAGCAAGCGCGGCACGAACTGACCAAACGCAAGTGCCCCATGGTA